TTAAACATGTACTTCCAAACAGGATCTATTATCGGAAGGAGCTTTACAAGTGATGGTGATATGAATCCAGGTAAAATTCCTATACAAGAAATCACAAGTGGATCTGGTGGAAATAAAATGCAAGCTCTTATAGGTAATTATAATTACTACCTACAAATGATAAGAGATGTTACCGGACTTAATGAAGCTAGAGATGGAGGCACTCCAGATAAGAATGCTTTGGTTGGTGTTCAGAAAATGGCTGCGGCTAATTCCAATACAGCTACTAGACATATCTTACAAGCTGGATTGTTTTTAACATCGGATACGGCCGAGTGCTTGTCACTTAGAATATCTGATATTATAGAATACTCTCCAACAAAAAATGCTTTCATACAGGCGATTGGAGCACATAATGTAGCTACACTAGAAGAGATGTCAGAGTTACATCTTTACGATTTTGGTATCTTTATAGAGTTAATGCCAGATGACGAGGAGAAAGCGATTCTTGAAAACAACATCCAAATGGCATTACAACAACAAGTAATTGAACTTGCTGATGCTATTGACCTTAGGGATATTAGAAATGTTAAGTTAGCTAATCAACTCCTTAAGATCAGGAGAAACAAGAAGTTGGAGAAAGATCAAAAAATGCAGCAGCAAAACATGCAGGCTCAAGCTAAGATGAACCAAGAATCAGCTCAAGCAGCAGCACAGGCTGATATACAGAAGAGTCAGGTGATACTGCAGGGTGAATCTCAAATGGAACAACTAAAAGCTAAAATTGCGTCTCAGAAGATGATGCAAGAGGCTAGTCTTAAAAAAGAACTAATGGGATTAGAATTTCAATATAACATGAGGTTAAAGGGTATTGAGGTCGAGGGCAAGAAAGCTGGAGAGAAAGAGAAGGAAGATCGTAAAGATGAAAGAACAAAAATTCAAGCAACTCAACAAAGCGAGATGATTGAACAAAGAAATGGTGGTAAACCACCTAAAAACTTTGAGTCCGCAGGTAATGATATACTAGGTGGCGGATTTGATTTAGGTAGTTTCGACCCTAGCTAGAATTATTAATTATTATTATATTATATTATGGAAGTAGAAAATGAAAATGTAATCGAAGAGATTACAAAGGTAAACCAACAGGATCCAGGTGATGAGAATGTGGAGAAAGTTGATGAAACACAATTTGAGTCTGCTGGAGACGACAGCGTAATGAAAGTTGATTTAAGTAAACCCCCAAAACCAAAAGAAGATGAAACTAAAGAAAGTAACGCTGACGACAGCGGAGTGGTTGATGGCGTTAAAAATGCCGACACCACACAAAAACAAGAAGAAGTACAACCGGAAGTTCAAGCACAAGAAGCTACAACACTAGAAGAGGTTGTTACCGCTACTGAGGAGAAGGTTATTGAGGTTGAGGAAAACGTACTAGAAGCGGTGGCAGAAGCCAAAGCAACTGGAGAACCTTTACCAGAGAACATCCAAAAACTAGTTGATTTTATGGGTGAGACTGGTGGAGATATTAGTGATTACGTAAAGCTTAACCAAGATTACAGTAAATTAGATGACAATAGCTTATTAAGAGAGTATTATAACCAAACAAAACCTCATCTAGATAACGAAGAAATTAACTTCCTAATGGAAGATACATTCTCATTCGACGAGGACATAGACGACGATAGAGATATACGTAGAAAGAAATTAGCGCTTAAAGAGCAAGTTGCCAGCGCTAAAAGCCACCTAGACGGGCAAAAGTCTAAATACTATCAAGACATTAAAGCTGGATCGAAGCTCACAACTGAGCAACAGAAAGCGGTAAATTTCTTTGATAGGTATAACAAGGAGTCAGAAGTAACTCAAAAAGCAGCTGAGACAAGTCGTAGTAATTTTACCCAAAAAACTGATCAAGTTTTTAATAGCGAATTCAAAGGTTTTGAATACAACGTTGGGGAAAAGAATTATAGATTTAATATCAAAGATGTTGAGAAAACTAAAGCTGATCAAAGCGATATAAATAAGTTCATGGCAAAGTTTGTCGATGAAAATTCTGTTTTGAAAGACGCTAAAGGATATCACAAAGCTTTATTTACAGCTGCTAACACTGATGCGGTTGCTAAGCATTTTTATGAACAAGGCCAAGCTGATGCTATGAAGAATAGTATTGCTAAAGCTAAAAACGTGGACATGAACCCAAGACAGAGTCATGGGAAAATAGAAGCGGGTGGTACTAAGTTCAAGGTGTTAGGACAAGATTCGTCTGATTTTAAGTTCAAAATTAAAAACAATAAATTTAAAAATTAAAAAAACAAAATTATGGCAATTACTGCGGGGCCAAACCTAAATTCGGTTTTATCCCCAACACAAACAACGTTAGTCAATAACTACATTGACTTTACAGCCACTGCAACTGCAGGATGGGCACAACAATATTTACCAGATCTTATGGAAAAAGAAGCTGAGGTTTTTGGAAACAGAAGCATTGCAGGTTTTCTTTCACAAGTGGGAGCTGAAGAAGCTATGACTTCTGACCAAGTAGTTTGGTCTGAGCAAGGTCGCTTACATTTATCTTACAACTGTGTTACTACTGATGTATCTGCGGGTTTAGTTACTATTGGTACTGACATCGATGGTAATGCTGCTGCTGGAGCACACGGTATTAGAGTTGGTGATACTGTTATCATTTCGAAAGCTGGAGTTACTATGCAAGGTTACGTATCTGTTGAAGATACTGGAGCTGCTGTTGCGGCGATCACTGTACTTCCTTATAAAGCTGCTGCGATGACTACTTACTTTGGTGATGGTGATGTTGCAACTATCATGGTTTATGGTTCTGAGTTTGGAAAAGGAACTGTTGGTCAAGTTAAGGCTAACGAACCACAATTCAAATCTTTCTCTAACAAACCTGTTATTATCAAGGATTACTTCCAAGTTAATGGATCTGATGCTTCTCAAATAGGATGGGTTGAAGTTTCTGGTGAAGATGGACAAAGTGGTTACTTATGGTACTTGAAAGCTGAAGGTGATACTAGATCAAGATTTACTGATTACTTAGAAATGTCTATGGTAGAGTCTGTTAAGGCTACTCCTGGTACTTCTGTTATCAATACTGCTTTAGGAACTGCTACTACAGCTACTGATTTAGCTGGTACTGAAGGTTTATTCGCTGCTATCGAAGATAGAGGTAATGAAACTTCTGGTGTAACTGGTGTTAATGCTGCTACTGATTTAGCTGAATTTGACGCTATCTTAGCTGAGTTTGATAAGCAAGGGGCTATTGAAGAAAACATGATGTTTGTAAACAGATCTACTGCTTTGGCAATGGATGACATGTTAGCTTCTATGAATTCTTACGGAGCTGGAGGTACTTCTTATGGGGTATTTGACAATTCTGAAGATATGGCATTGAACTTAGGTTTCTCTGGTTTCAGACGTGGATCTTACGATTTCTACAAATCTGACTGGAAATATTTAAATGACAGATCAACAAGAGGTGCTTTACTTGATACTGCTGGTGCAATCAGAGGAGTTATGATTCCTGCTGGAGTTTCTTCTGTATATGACCAACAATTAGGTAAAAATCTTAAGAGACCATTCTTACATGTTCGTTACAGAAGCTCACAAGCTGATGATAGAAAGATGAAATCTTGGATTACTGGTTCTGTTGGTGGTGCTTCTACAAGCGATTTAGATGCAATGAACGTACACTACTTATCTGAAAGATGTTTAGTTGTACAAGGTGCTAATAACTTCATGTTAATGAACTAAGCATTATTTATATTAAAGAGTCGGGGCTTCGGCCTCGACCCTTTATTTTTACTAATTATTATTATATTATATTATGGCAAAGAAAAAGAAAGTTGAGGTAGAACCTCAAATCGAAACAATGGAAGAAGTAGTTACAGAATTTTTTGAAGATACTGTAGTTGCAGAACCAAAAATTAGCAAAGCGGTTATAGAGACCCCAAAGCCAAAAAAAGATACTTGGGAGATTAAGGATAGGATGTACTACTTACTCTATGACAAGACGCCTTTATCAAAATCTATAAAATGTTCGAATATACATTGGTTTGACGAGAAAGCTGGCTATGAAAGAGAGTTGAAATACACTTCTAATCAAAGAACCTCGTTTGTTGACGAGATGGTAGGTGACCAAAGACTAGAGCATGTTATATTTAGAAATGGTACTATAAGTGTGCCTAAAAGTAAAGTCATACTCCAGAGATTATTGTCACTATACCACCCAGATAGAGACGTAGTATTTGCTGAGTTTAAACCATCAGAGCAAGCTTCTAGCGAGATTGATCTATTGGAATTAGAAATCGAGGCTTTAAATGCAGCTCAAAACCTAGACATAGATATGGCAGAAGCTGTTATGCGTGTTGAGATTGGATCTAAGGTGTCAGACATGAGTTCTAAGGAGCTTAAAAGAGATTTACTATTATATGCTAAGAGAAACCCACGTTTGTTCTTAGATTTAGTAAATGATGATAACGTAATGTTAAGAAACTTTGGGATCAGAGCTACTGAAAGAGGTATATTAAGATTATCACCAGATCAAAGAACATTCACTTGGGCTTCTAATGATAGAAAGTTAATGAACGTTCCTTTTGATGAACATCCTTACTCAGCTTTAGCTTCGTGGTTTAAGACTGATGAAGGAATGGAGATTTACTCCAATATTGAAAAAAGATTAAATTAATCTAACTGTAGATGCGGTCGCTCTTCGGGGCGATCGTAAACTACTAAATCTAACTATATGAAAGAAAAATCCAAGGGACTAGGTGATACTATAGAGAAGATAACAAAGGCAACTGGAATAAAGAAAGTTGTAGATACAGTAAGCAAGGCTGTTGGAAAAGATTGCAATTGCGGGGAGAGAAAAGATATTTTAAATAGATTATTCCCGTATAATAAATAAAAAGAAATTATGGCAATAAGTATAGATACGGTATATCAAAAAGTTTTAACGTTTGCCAACAAAGAGCAAAGGGGTTATATAACGCCCCAGCAGTTTAACTTATTTGCCGACCAAGCACAGAAAGAAATATTTGAACAATATTTTTATGACTTGAACCAATTGAGTAGAGTTCCGGGTAGATCTGAAGAGTATAGCGACCTAGTACATAACTTAAATGAAAAGGTGGCTGTGTTTGAAAAATCAGATGGAACTGGGTTGACATTAGCTAACGTGTATAGGTTAGGCACTGTTATGTCTAACGGGAAAGAGGTCGAAGAGGTACAGCAGAATGAACTCTTATACATGAATCAATCTCCTCTAACTGCACCATCATCAAACAGGAGGGTTTATGTTAGAACTGGGGCAACTACCATAGTAGTATATCCTAGTGGTGGAGCTACTAGCTACACATATGTGAGAAGCCCGTCAAAACCAAGTTGGGGATATGTGGTGGTGAATGAAAGAGCTATGTATGATTCGGGTAACACCATCAACTTTGACTTACACTTGTCAGAGGAATCTGAGCTGGTATATAGAATATTAGCGTTTGCTGGAATAGCAATGCAAAAACCAAACCTAACACAAGCAGCTATTGGATTGGAAACAGCTAAAGTACAACAAGAAAAACAATAAATAAATGGGATTATTAGATAACACTACGCAGCAAGCTTACTACCAAGGAAATGATCATGGTAATTACCAATTTACCTCTTTGGATGATGTAATTAATCAGTTTATTGTTGCTTATGTAGGTGAAGACAAAACAATATCAAAAGTTAAAAGAGTAGACGTTGCGTTCCATGCCCAGAGAGCTTTGCAAGAATTATCATTCGACACACTCAAATCTACTAAAGCACAGGAGATAACTCTTCCACCATCACTGCAAATGACACTACCACAAGATTACGTCAACTACACTAAAGTTAGTTGGGTGGATTCTTCCGGTATAAAACACTTGTTATATCCAGCAAGTAAAACTTCTAATCCACTTCCTCTAGCCCAAGATTCTAATAATGATTATATTTTTAATCAAGCAGCGGCATTAACATCTTCTACCAATTTAATTACAAATGGGGGTTTTGACAGTAGTACTGGTTGGACGGTAGACGCAGATGCGTGGGTTATTGGTGATGCCGTAATAACTACAACAGCTGGCAACGATAACACCTACAAAAATGTATTACAAGGTAATACCACTGCTGATGGGTATATATCAATAGCCGCTGACATCGTAGAGGGAAGAAGATACAGAATAACATACGATATTGTAGTGGCTTCTACAGCTGGTCAATTTACATTAGCAAATCACACTACTATAGCTAGCACTTTAAACTCAGACCCAAGCGATAACAATGTTGACCTTATCAACGAGACTATTATTGGTACACACTCAGTTGAGTGGCTGCAGGGGCCTAACAACACAGGTAAAATTAAACTTTGGAATGATATAGCTTTTGATGGTGTGATAGATAATATAAAGGTAGTTAGAGTTGGTGATGGAGAAGACTCTACAACTTGGTCAAACTATAAGTCTGGAACATCATCAGAAAACCAAGATGACTATCAAGATGACACTTATTGGCCATTGGATGGATCAAGATTTGGTTTGGATCCTCAACACGCTCAAGCAAACGGGTCATTTTATATAGACAATCAATCTGGTAAAATACATTTTAGCTCTAATATTAGTGGAAAAACTGTGATCTTAGATTACATAAGCGACAGCCTTGGTACGGATGGGGAAATGCAAGTTCATAAGTTTGCTGAAGAAGCTATGTATAAATCCATAGCATATGCGATACTATCTACAAGAGCAAATGTACAGGAATACATAGTACAAAGATATAAAAAAGAAAGGTTTGCAGCTATTAGAACAGCAAAATTAAGATTATCAAATCTTAAATTAGAAGAACTTACTCAAATTTTAAGAGGTAAATCGAAACAAATAAAACACTAGTACATGTCAGAGATTAAGCATCAGTTTACGGGTGGAAAAATGAATAAGGATCTCGATGAGAGACTTGTTCCTAATGGAGAGTATAGAGACGCTATGAACATACAAGTATCGACTTCAGAAGGTTCTGATGTTGGAGCTGTTCAAAACATATTGGGAAACCAGCTTGGGTGTTCGACTGATATAACTCCAGTGGGATCCGTTACCGTTGGATCTGTTTCAGACGAGAAAAACGATTCTTTATATTGGCTTGTTGCCGGACCTATTTTGGGGGGAACTTCCTTAGCTACTTTAACAGCTGGTGGTAATCCTTATTATGCTAAAGACATGATAATGCGGAGAACTGCTAGTGGGTGTGAACCAGTATTAGTTGATCAATGGGCTAGTATATTCTCCAATTACGATGTAGCCAATAGTACGTACTGGGCGTCGACAAACGACAATAGTATTGTTTTAAGCGATACAGCCTTCTTAGAGCACATTCAACTAGGAATGAGCGTATATGGAATTAATTCCGATGGTACTATAACGCCTCAAACACGAACGGTGACTAATATAGGTAATTTACAGTCTATTACAACGCCATATAGTATCGGGGTTGATGCTTCTGTAACTACTACGCTAACCCAATCTACTCCAACGCCAATAACTAGATTCGTAGCAACCATTTTACCGAACGCCCAGGGAGCTTATTCTGCTGTGATGGATGTTATATTTATTCAAAACACAAATAGTATACCTGGAGGTATTCAAATTGGTGATTATATTACATCGCAAGTTGATTATTATGGGGTATATGCAATGAGTAGCGCACAAGTTATAGCTATATTAGGTGGTGGTTTATTCCAAATAGACACCCCGCTAGCAACTACGTCGGCAACAATCACCCCTCCCTTAACAACATTACTTGTTGGGAGTGACGGAGTTGATTACTACCCATATTATCTTGGTGTGACGGGGACAAACGGTAGCAGCACTATAGATAGAACATCGCAACCACTCACAAACGAAATTATACTACCAACAAATTCACAGTGGCTTAATGAGATAGCTGATTTATTTTGGGATGAAAATTTAGTTGCAATAGCTAGCCCACCAACTCTTGAGGTTTCTCCAAACGTAAATTGGCCAAACGGCGGATGTATATCTCCAAGTAGTGTAAATGTACCTGTTTTAAGCAGTGGCACCCTTGTATATGATAATATATTTAGGGTGGTTGATTGTACCGCTTATGCAGCTATTATGCCATCCAGCGCTATACCACATTCTATAACTCTAACTGTACCCATCAGCGAAGGCGAATTCAACAATCAAACTATTACTCTTGATGGTCCACTTCATTTGGGTGCTGGTTTTGAATACCTACATTTCTCAAGCGACAGGGTATTAAATTTCTCCGCTTCAAGACTAATAACAGGTATCAATATAATTGATGACATGTTATTTTGGGTTGATGGTAGGGAAGACACTTCGGGCGTCAGTAAAGTAATAGGTACCGAACCAAAGAAAATAAATATAAAAAGAAGTATAAGAGGTACTGATCTTAATGGTAATCTTCACACAAAATTAATAAACGATAATACTAGTGTCACTGGTCCTGCTTTAAAAGAAGAGCACATAACCGTTATTAGGACTGCTCCTAAAACAGCACTAAGTTTTGATCTTATAACAGATAGGGATTTGGATAAGAATTACTCTGGGATAATGAATATATGCTCCTCTAGCGGGCCTAACATATCATCATTCACAAGCACGTCTCAAAACAGGAGGGATTTTAGCTCGCTTGAAGAAGGGGATATATTCAGAACTACCATTGATACCGATATAGATGGGAATGATGCTTTTGGATTGCCAACGTGGAAGGTGGGAACAAGAGTTGTGTTAAAGGAATTTGATGAGGCCGTTACACCAGCGATCCCCTTTACTGAAAATGAATATAGGATAAAAGGAGTTATTGTTAATTGGTCTGGAAATAAAATAGTGGGTACAACAGGAGATCCTGCACAAGTTTCTATAAAAGTTACATCAATAATAGGTTTTCCACCCACAACATCAACTACCTTAAATTATGCTGTAGACACTTATTTTGAGACGGCGAAGTTGTTTGAATTTAAGTTTCCTAGATTTTCATATAGATATAAGTATAGAGACGGAGAATATTCTACATTTGCTCCTTTTACCGAAGTAGCATTTGCTCCTGGTAATTTCAATTATCACCCTACAAAAGGTTATAATTTAGGTATGACAAATACAATAACCTCTCTTATAATTAGAGGTTTTGTGACGCAGGACATACCTAGTGACGTAGTGGGGATTGATTTACTATATAAAGAAGACGCTAGCCCCAACGTATATACTATTGATACTTTAAAACCAAACGATCAAGTGCTTTCTGGAGCTGCCTTTAATAATTGGGATAGTAACGCGTACGAAATAACACATGATACCATTCACTCTGTGGTGCCGGCTAATCAACTATTAAGACCATGGGATAATGTCCCGAGAAAAGCACTAGCTCAAGAGGTGACTGGTAATCGCATTGTATATGGAAATTACTTACAGAACTATGATTTAACCGTTAACAATCAAGATTTTTATCCAGAGTTCTCACTTTATGTAGCTGAAACAAAAAGCGCTCCGACAGTGCGATCTATAAAATCACTTAGAGATTACCAACTAGGAGTTGTATTTACAGATGAATATGGTAGGGAGACACCTGTTATAACAAATTCAAGTGGTACTTTCAAGGTACCGAAAAGTGATGCCAACAAAAGCAATGCACTATCAGTGGGGTTTAATGGCAATGGCCCACCTGTTGATTTAGAATACTTCAAGTTCTTTGTAAAAGAAACTTCTGGAGAGTATTACAACATGGCTATGGATAGGTTTTTTAATGCTGATGATGGAAATTATTGGTTATCGTTTCCGTCTTCGGATAGAAATAAGA